TATTTAATATATAAGAGTCCATTATATATTAAATAGTTTTATTTATTTAAATTAATTCAGTTTTTCTAAGGTATTATAATGATATTATTAATTCTTGTAGTAAGTATTTTAATTATACGAATTATATTTTTTAAATTATTAACATATAAAACACCAAATAAATTATTTACTAATATTATTGATCCTGTAAATTATATTAACTACGATGATTTTAAAGAAAAATATAAAGTAAATCAAACTAATGTTCCAATTTATGTTTTTTATCATTTATGTCCAGGAAATCAATTAAATATAATTGATGAACAAGTAAATGATTTAATAGTATCTGGTTTATATGATAAAAGTGAAGCTATATTTTATGGATGTAATTGTAAAATTTGTGATTTATATTCAGAAAAATATTTTGAAAAGTATCCTAAATTTAAAAAACTAAATGGAGCAATATGTCCTAATGAAAAAACCTATGAAAATATGACATTGAATTATATGTTAAAATTTTCAAAAGAAAATCCAAAGTTTTATGGATTATATTTACATAGTAAAGGTATCTCATCTGTAAGTAAAGCTCAACACGATTGGAGAAAATTTATGATGTATTTTTTAGTTAAAAATTATAAAATATGTATTGATATCCTTAATAGAAACTTTTATACTTGTGGACTTAATTATATAAGTATATTATTTAAACACTATTCTGGTAATTTTTTCTGGTTTGATTCTACATATCTTAAAAATCTAGACTATATTGAAAATACAAAAGATAGAATGTCTGCTGAAAAATGGTTATTAAGTAAATACATTGAAAATAAACATATTTGTATCGATGATGAAAGATATTTGAATCTTAATAATGAAATAAAAACTGGATTATATCACTTTAGTATTGATTATGAAAAAAATATTAAAGAGCTAAAATTAGCTATTGTTTAAAAAATTTTCTGTTTAATATTAATGTTATATGATTCAGCATACTTTTCATTAATAGTTCAATTTATTGTTGGTTTAGTCAATATATATGGTTTACATATAGATGTTCCAAGTGATAAAATGATTTTTAAAGATATACTAAAGTTAGAATTTGGTGTTCAAATAATAGAATTTATTTTTTATAGCTGGATGATTATTAATTTTGAATTAATTAAAAATATTACTCCTTATAGATATTTTGATTGGCTTATAACAACACCAACAATGTTAATAACATTAATAAGTTATCTAAGTAGTAAAGATAATACAAGTCTACAAGAATTTTTAAGTAAAAATAAACTATTTATTGGTAAAATAATTGTACTAAATGTATGTATGTTATTATTTGGATTAGCTGGAGAATTAAATTATATTGATTATAAAACAGCTATTATATGTGGTTTTATACCATTTGTATATTATTTTAAAATGATATACGATGAGTATTTAATTAATAATAAAGAAAAAAATAAAAAATATTTATATTGGTTCTTTTTTATAATATGGTCAATATATGGTATAATAGCACTTTTACCATATGAAGAAAAAAATATAGGTTATAATATTATTGATTTATTTTCTAAAAACTTTTTCAGTCTATTTTTAGTAATAGTAATATTAAATTTAAAAACTTCTTAGTAAATGAAATGCGCGTGGTCTTTCATAAGTTGACCTAAAGTATGTAAATAACCTAAAACGATTATTAATATAGTGATCTGCAGTTGGAAGATTCAATTGTGTGAAAAACTGTTTGCGGTCAAATAATCCATCCGGATTTGCGATATCACTAGAATAATTAATAAAAAGATAATTACAAGCATCATCATTTAATGCACCATCAGAAAATACACCTGCTCCTGTACCAATATTATATTCTTCTTGATCCCAAGTTCTATAGTGTCCACCATTTTTATGAGTATTATCTATAGGGTCCCAAGTATGATAATATGATTTATTTTTTCGAAGAAAACTATTATCAAAGGCATTTGTATCAAGGTCATCCCAGGGTTGATTATTAGTTAAAATATAATGAGTAATTACAAATTTATTTAATAGTGTAGCCCATATAGTTTGATCCAATGCTTTAATGCAGGCATCTTGAATCTTATAATAATTAGGATCATTTTGTTTTGGAAAATCAATCTTAGCTAAATCACCTAATTTTCCACTGGGTGATACCTTTTGAAAAGGAATATCAAATGAGCCGCTTAAAACTTTATCCCAACTTGCTACAGGGTCTTGACAATATGTAGCTAAATCCAAATCAACTTGATTAAATGTATTTTGTAAACGAATAATTAAACTAGAAAATAAACCATTTAGAGAAGGAGGTGTATCTGTTCCATAATAACTAACCAATCCAGATAAGAAATTTGCTGGGATATTTCCTAATGGTCCTAAAACACTACCTAATGCCCAAAAGCATCCACCTAATAAATTTATACCTATTTGTAAACCAAGGTCTGATTGGTCAGCTTCTGTTAAAAGAGCAAATGCATTTTCTAATTTCATATTGGCTTGATTTAATAAATCTTTATTGAAACTGATAATGTTATTGAGATTATCTTTTACCTTTTGTATTTCGTCTGGAGAGGGTGTAGACATTTTATTATAGTAGTTTATAGTTTATTTTTAAGTAATAACGCATTTCTTTATAAATAATATAAAAAAATTGAATTTAAATACTAATAATTATATACTAATATATTATGTCCAATAACGAGTTATTAAATTATATGCAAAAGCATCCTATCTTAAATATTGGGACGTTGGGTAGTGTTTCACATGGTAAATCGACTTTGGTTTCTATGTTAACTGGAACTAAAACTCAACGTCACAGCGATGAACAAATAAGAAATATTACAATTAAACCTGGTTATGCAAATTTAAAAATATGGAAAAATGGGGAGGAATATACTACAACTAATTCTGAAACTTATGAACTAGAAGGTTATCAGCTAGTTCATCATATTTCTTTTGTTGATTGTCCTGGTCACCAAGAACTAATTCAAGTTATGTTAGGGAGTGTAAGTCTTATGAAAGGAGCAATAGTAGTTGTTTCCGCTGCAGAAGAAATAGAAAAGTGTAAACAACTAATTCAACATTTAGCAGCTGCAAAGTTAGCTAAACTAGAAAATTTAATTGTTCTTTTTAATAAATTAGATTTAATAGATAAAGATAAAGCACTGGAGAGAAAAGAGAAACTAGATGAATTATTAGAAAAGTTAGAAATTTCTCCAAAAGTAATTATTCCAACTGCTTTAAACAGGAGAATAGGCTATCAAAACATTATAAAATCTATTATGGATATATTTCCTCCTGTTTTAGAACCAACTACAAAAGCTCCACTCTTTAGAATCCTAAGGTCCTTTGATATTAATAAACCAGGAACTAATTGGGACGTAGTTCAAGGTGGTGTCATCGGTGGTAGTTTATTGGAAGGAGAATTAAAAGTGGGAGACAAGATTATTATTAAACCAGGTCAATATAGAAAGAAACCAGATGGGACTTGGATGATTAATCCTCTAGTAACAACAATAAAATCTATGAAAACTGAGAAAGAAAATATTACTAATACTCAACCAGGAGGATTAGTAGCTTTTGGAACAGACATTGATCCGTTCTTTTGTAAAGATGGAAAATTAGAAGGACAAGTTTTAGGATTTGTAGATTCTTTACCAGATGTATATTCTAAAGTAAAAATGAATGTAACATTAACTGAGGATTTTGATGGAAAATGGACTCCCAAAGTTAATGATACAATTTACTTACAAATTGGTAATTTAAATACAGAAGCTAAATTAACGAATATTAATAAAAAATTATTTACTTTTGAATTATCTAAACCTTGTTGCATTGAAGAAGATGATTTGATATTGATTTGTAATAATTATGATAAAGTGTTTAGGATTGTTGGTTGGGGTCTATTTATATTATAATAAATAATACTAAACCAAATTAAAATCAAACACCGACTCTCCTTTCTTTATTAATACCAATACTTTATCATTATTAACCATTCCAGAATTTCTACGGTCGTGTTCTAGGTCAACAAAGAATACTTTTGCAAATTGGTCAAGAATATCAGAAAGTTCGTTATAAAACCAACTTTCATCAAATGCTTTTTGAATATCTTCAATAATAATCATTCCTCCATCGTTTAAAAAATTCATAGATAACTTAATTATACGAATCATATCTAGAAAGTTATGAGTGGAATCATCAATAATACAATCAAATTTTACTCCAGTTTTTTGCATAGGGTTAATAATTTCATCATTATTTAGAACATTCATATAATCTACGTGAACTCTTTTTTTATCCGCGTAATTAGAAGTCCAGTTTGCTAACCATTTAGGCCATCTTTCAAATCCATAAATTTGAGCATTAGGAAAATATTCTTCCCAAAGTAATAATGAACGCCCCTCTGCAATACCAATTTCACAAAAGTTTAAGTTATCATTACGATTATTTTTAAATAATGAATGATATAATAAAGAATAAGGGTGGCAGTGATTACTGTCGTTAGGTCCTGGATTTTCTCTTTGAGATGATTTATCCACATTGTATTTTTTACCTAACATACATAATTCAGAACTAGAGTTTTTATAATCTATCAATAAAGAAACAATTTTGGAATCAATATTAATTTTTACAAGTTTACCTTCTACTTTGCTTTTAGTTGGTTCACAAATTGAAATGAATTCAGTGAAATTATCATTAAAAGTTAGAGTATGAAGAATATTATACCAAGTAGCCTGGACGACATTCCTGTCAAGCCATGTGTAGGTGCCATTAATCCAAGGTGTTACTACAATATTATTTTTACAAAAGGTGATTGATTTTTGTTCCCATGTGAAAGTTTTACCAACTAAAACATCTGTCATTAAAATTTATAATTAAAAAGTGTTTAAATAAAATTATATAAAGATTTTAGTAGTTATTAATATAATGAGCCTATTTATGATTACCGATTATATTAACAAGTACCCCAATTTGGAGGAACTTCGTAAAGAATTATATAAAAATAATATTTTAACTAAAGATTATATTGAAGAAGGGATGATGCTAATTTATCACAAGTATGAACAAAAAGCAGTATCTGATTTGGAAAGAGAATGTCGTTCTATTGTAATTGACCGTAATACTAAAGAAATTATCTCATACAGTTGTTCTGATCCTGTGATTAATAATGATGCACTTGACTATTTACTAGTTAATTCTAATAAGGAAAAAATAATTACCAAGTGTTACGAGGGAACCTTGCTTTCCTTGTTTTTTAAAGACAAGTGGTTTCTATCAACCAGGAGATGTTTGAACAGTAATGATTCTGTTTGGGGAAGTGATGAAAAGTCCCATTATAGTATGTTTATGGATGTACTAAATAGTTCAGGATTTGAAAGTTTTGAATCTTTTACTTCTGTATTAAATAAAGAGAATTGTTATTACTTTGTGTTAATTCATTATCAAAATAAGAATATTGTTGATTATGTGTCAGAATTTGGAAGTGAATATAAAAAGTTGGTTATTCCATTTATTCGAGATATGAAGACCCAAAAGGAATTAGATATTTATAATCCAGAACTCATTCCAGATTTTAATAAAATCCTAAGTAATAATATTTTTGTTTCAGAAAAATTGGATAATTTGGAAACCTTTGACCAATCTAATCAACAAAATCAATTCCAGTTGCCACCAGTAACCGAGGGAATAATTATTAGATTTACAGATACTAATAGGATTTTTAAACTTCAATCAAAAGCATATCAATTTGCAAAAAGTATTGGTTCTGACAAGAATATCTTTATGGGATTAATTCATTTGTATCAAAAGGATAAGCTAAAGGAGTTTTTGGAGAATAAAACAAATTATCATTTGAAGAAAATTCTAAATCCTATGAAAACTGATGAATCTTATGATACTATTGGAACAATTGATGCATTGTTTAAAGTATGTACTTCAGAATTATTTGAATTATTTAAAAAACTATGGGATATTAAAACTGGTAAACATCTAAATAATGAATTATATAATTTAATTCCTAAAGAATACAAGGATATTCTCTTTGGTGTTAGAGGAATTTATTACAAAAAGAAAAATAATCTACAAATAACTGATATTTATAACTTTTTAAAGTCTGTTCCTGTTGAAAACTTTTGTGCGTTGAACAAAATGAGAAGACTAATGTTTAATTGGTGTAAAATTAATGATAAATTGAGTGATTTTAATACAGTATCATCAAAATGTGATAAGATTCATTTGAAACTGGCTGCTATTTATTCTAATAAATTGTTTCCAAACATATTGAATGAAGATTTACCACCAGTAAAAATAGAAAAAACGCAATAATATTTTTCTCATTTAATTTAGTAAATGTCTAAAAATTTTGATTCTAAACATCTCGTTGACTCAAAACATCTCATTAAGGATGACGATGAAGATGAAAAAGTTGAAGTAGATTGGAATATTGATTCTGATGATGAACCAAAAAAACAAAATAAAGAAAATGAAGATATTGAAATAGAAGAATTAGATGATATTAGTGATTTATCTGAAATTTTAAAAGAGAATGAAAAAGAAAAAGTTAATCCTGAAATTAATATTGAAATAGTAAATGAAGATAATAAAAAAGGAGTAAAAATAAGTATTAATATGGAAATTGATAAAAGAGTAGTTTCTATTGATTTTGTAATTAATAAAAAAACTATACTGAAAATAGCTAACGAGCTTAAAAAATTATAAGGAAAAACGCTTTTTAAATTAAGAAATTTTTTATCTTAATTTAAAATATAATATATTTTATATTATTATATGGAGAAAACCCAACAACTATTAATAAAATTTAAGAAAAAAGTCGTAAAATTTAAAAGGAAAATGGATGAAATAAATCAAAAAATATATTTTTACAAGGATATCTTAATGAGTATGATAAATAATCTTTCTCATTGTAATTCATTGAAAATATTTCAAGATTCAGAGTCAACTAATTTATCAATATTGACTGAATTAAAAGAAATAAAAAAATTAATGTATGAATTACCGGATACTATAACTTTCAAATATGTTAAAATAAATAAATTCGAAGTAATTGATAAAAAAATGGAAAATATAAAAAAAGTAATTATCAAATATATGAATCACATTGCACCAGATAATATTCAAAATGTTTTAAGATTAATTTTTAATGATAATTGGATTGATTTTTTTGATAAAGATGAAATTGAAAATATTATTTTTATATCTAAATTTATAAAAGTCATTTGTATTTGGTATTCAGAAGAACATAAAAAAGAAATTATAATAAAGTCAGTATCAACAGAATTTCCTAATAAATCAAGTATATTAACTAAAGAATTATTGGAGACTTTATTAGGTATTAAAAAAGATGATGACTTATTACTAACAGATAATACTTTACCTGTTTTTATAAAAAATACACCAAAAAGAAATAATCATTTTAATAAATCAGAATGTATAGCTCAATTAGAAAAAAGTAATATTAAAATAACAAAAAATTCAAAATCAGTATCATTAATTGAAGATAAATATGGAGCTTGTATTTATATGCGATGTGATAAAAAATATATTGTAATTCAGGGTATTTTTAAAGATGACTTTTTAAATTTATCAACTTCTGTTTCATTTGTTAATAAAATAATAAACAAACACAAAGAAGCATTTGAGAATGATACTTTAATTCCTTTGAAAATATTCAAGGATTCTTATTTTAAAACATTAAATTTAAGAGATTTAATTGTTTCTTCATCTAATGAATTATTAGAAGAAGTTAAGAAAAAGTATAATGATTTTAAAGTTTTACAAAACAAAAGTTTATTTAATCTAATTAGTGAATTTTTATTAGCTTCTAAATATAGAAAAATAGACATATTAACCTTATTATTAATGTCAAATGAAAATAATCAAAAGGTAGCTTATATTTTATTTGATGTTTTTAAAACAAAAGATAAAAAAGATGTTTGTCAAGAACTTTATTATTCTTTGCATTATTCGGTTAGAGATGTATTAAATTTGTCCAAAGTTAAATTAGAAAATGAAGAAAAAGAGTTACATTCATTTGCTGAATCAGATTTACCTTACGATAGAAGAATTAGTTTAATGAATGCTAGTAATGAAGTTAAAACTAAAGCTATGGAAAAATTAAAATCTATTAAATCATCATTTCAAGGAGATAGTAAAGCTCAACATTGGTTAGATGGATTATTAAAGATACCATTTAATGTTTATAAAGAAAATCATATCATCTCTTTCAAGGAAAAGTTTATAAGAACTTTGGATGATGATAAATTATTTTCAGATAATGATGTAGATAATCATATTAATGGTTTAAGGTCTTCTAATGATCCAAGAGTTAAAGACTGGGATAATTATAAAATAGAAAAGAAGGAATATTTAATAAATGTAAGAAATGTTTTAGATTCAGTAGTATTTGGTCACAAAGAAGCTAAAATTCAATTAGAAAGACTTTTTGCACAATGGATTAATGGAGAAGCAAAAGGTGCTGTTTTAGGATTAAAAGGTCCTCCGGGAACGGGGAAAACATCTTTAGCAAAGAATGGATTATCTAAATGTCTTATTGATAAAAGTGGGGAACCTAGACCCTTTGTATTTTTACCTATTGGCGGTAGTGTTAATGGTTCAACTCTAGTGGGTCATAACTTTACCTATGTTGGTTCTACTTGGGGTAGAATTGCAGATATTTTGATGACGACTAAATGTATGAATCCTATTATTTTTATTGATGAATTAGATAAGGTATCTCATACTGAACATGGTAGAGAAATTATAAGTATTTTAACTCATTTAACTGATGCAACCCAAAACGATGAATTTGAAGATAAATTCTTTTCAGGAATTAAATTAGATTTATCAAAGGCTTTAATAGTATTTTCATTTAATGATGTAAAATTGATTGACCCAATTTTAAAAGACAGAATTACTATAATAGAAACAAATCCATTAAGTTTACAAGAAAAATTAACAATTATTAATAATTATATGTTACCTGAAATATGCAAAGAGGTTGGATTTAATAGAGATGAAATTATAATTAGTAATGAATTAATTACTAAATTAATTGAAACTTATACAAATGAAGCTGGTGTTAGAAAGATTAAAGAAAAGATAGTTGAGATTGTTAGAGATATAAATCTAAGTAGATTTCATAGTGATGATATTATTTTACCTTATACAGTTACTGAAGAATATACTAAGAAATTATTTGAAAATAAACCTAAAGTTAGAGTTAAAAAGATATCCCCCGAACCAGCCATTGGTATGGTTAACGGTTTGTATGCAACTAGTTCAGGTTCTACTGGAGGAATAACTGTAATCCAAGCTATTAAATTCCCTTCTGATAAAATGTTAGAATTAAATATTACTGGTCAAGCAGGAGATGTAATGAAAGAATCTATTCAATATGCTCTTAAAAATGCTTATTCTTTATTATCAATAGAAGAACAAAGTAAAATAGTAGAAGATGCACACAATAAGAAAGCTTTTGCAATTCACGTTCATTGTCCTGATGGAGCAACACCTAAAGATGGTCCTAGCGCAGGATTAGCTTTTACTTTAGCAATGTATTCTTTATTAAGTGGTAAAAAGGTTAATAATAAAGTATGTATGACTGGAGAAATAGATTTAGTTGGTAACGCGGGAATTATTGGAGGTTTGGAAGCTAAATTGAATGGTGGTAAGAAAGCTGGTTGTAATATAGCTTTAATTCCAGAAGATAATATGGAAGATTTGGAAATAATAAGACGTGAAGGTAATTCACCCGAAGATGATACCTTTAAGGTTATAGCGGTTAAAAATATTAAAGATGTGCTATGTAATGCTATAGTTAATTAGCAAGCGCCTTCTTCATAAATTTAGTATAATTCCAATCCTTTAATAATAATTCTTCTTCACTCATTGATTTCACTTCTTTAGGCATACTGTGATTATAAAATACATAGAACATCATATTTGCTTCGTCTTCATAATTTATTTTTGTATTAGAAAATACAACATCGGTATCAATCCATTTACCATCTACATCTCTAGAACCATCCACTTTGTTAGGATATTGAAAGTATTTATAATTTTTTTCTTTCATTAATTTCTCTAATTCTTCCCAAATTACTAATTTACCTAAATCATGATAATCAAAAGTGTCTTTAGTTTGTAATTGATTTAACAAGTTTTTAAGAACTTGTGTAATTAAAATACTATTTGGTTGTGAAGCCAAAATCCAGTTGGATGGGTTTCCATAACCTAATTGACAAGTTATACCAGTGCAACCAAATCCAACAAAATCATATTCAAATAATTTATGAATTATTTCAATTGGGTCTCTCAAACAAATTGTATCAGCATCAAGATATAATCCTCCGTATTTATGTAATAACATAATTCTGTAAATATCAACTCTATGAGCAATAATTAATTTATCTAATTTAGCTTTATATTTTTCAAGTTCAGGAATATATTTGAAAATATTATCTTTATTTAATCTTACAATTTTGAAACTAACAGAACAATGTTTATCAACTGTTTTCAAACATAAATTAATAAAAGCAGGAGTTGGTTTACCATCCATATTATCCCAATATTGCCACAAGTAAGGTCTCTTGATTTTATTATATGCGATTGAATTTTCATCTTTATAATAACATCTTAAAACAGGTTGCTTTTGAATATCAACAGGCCAAGCATTATATACTTGTTCTAAAATATTCTTTGCATTATTAGGTCCACTCAATTCTATATCTCCAAATTCATAGTTCTTTAATGGAAAAATATCTGATTTATTAAATACTTCTTGAGGCCAAATTTTTAAAGCAGATTGAGATTTAATAATTATTTTATCTTTACTTTCAGTAAATATTAAAATATTAATAAAGGGATATTTATAATCAGCTTTGGAAAGTTCCATTCCATTTAAATCATAAATTCTATAACCTGCAAAAAAATCAGAAATACCTAAATTTTTCTTTTCTAATATTTTTTTCAGATTAATTAAATCTTTTTCCTCTTTATCTAGAATACAAAAGTCTATATTATCTCCCCAAGGATGGATTGTCTTGTAATCTACTGCACCTAAAAGAGCTTCAGTGTGGATCCAATAATTAATATCATTAGAATCAAAAATATCTTTTACTTTTCTAATTAATCTTTTAGTAGAATCAACACTTTTATAATTTTCAATTAGTTCAGTATCTTCAAAACCTTCGGTATAATTAGTACAGGGTAAAAAAGAATAAATTACCAAAATTAAGATAAGTAATAAAATAATATATTTAATCATTATTTTAACTTAGAAAATTTTCTAAAGAATAAATTCACTTATTAAATAATGTTTAACGGTTTTGTTAAAATAAAATCAACTAAAGAACCAAAATATGGCAACATTAAATTACCTTGGGTTGAAAAATATAGACCAAAAACTTCGGATGAAATATTATTAGATTCTTTCATTAAAGTTAAAATTGATAAAATCTTAGAAAATAAATCAATCCCAAATTTAATAATTACAGGCGAACCTGGAACCGGTAAAACATCAACCATTTTATGTTTAGCTAGAAAAATTTATAATGAAAACATTTATAATGAACATGTTCTAGAATTAAATGCTTCCGATGATAGAGGTTTATCAATGATTAATAATACTATTTATCCTTTTTGCAAGAAGAAAACATCTGGTTTGCATAAGTTAATTATTTTGGATGAATGTGACAGTATAACTCCTAAAGCTCAAAATTTATTGTCTAATATTATTGCTGAATTTAGAAAAAATACTAGATTTGTTTTTATTTGTAACGATTGTACTCAGATTATTGAATCTATTCAATCTAGGTGTATGATAATAAAGTATCCTAGAATTAGTAGAGAGTTTTTGTATAAAAAAATAGAATCAATTTGTAAAGAAGAAAAAATTAAATATGATCAAGAAGGTATTAATGAATTATTATTTGTATCGGATATGGACATTCGTCAAGCCATTAATAATTTAGAATGTATTTATTATGCATTTAAAGAATTATCAGTGGATAGTACCTATAAAATGGTTGATAAACCAAAACCAGTTTATATTGAAAAGATTATATCAGATTGTCTAAGTGGGAGATTACAAGATGGTATTGAAACAACTAAAGAATTATATTACAAGGGTTATTATCCAAATGATATTTTATTAACCTTTATGAAATGTTTATTGGAAAAAGATTTGAAAATTAAAGAGTCAAAGAAATTAAAAATTACTGAAATAATTTCTTTATCATATATTCGTGTCAATGGTGGGATTGATACTTTATTACAATTGTGTGGATGTATTGCTAAAATATACCTATTTTTAGGCAAATTAAATTGATTCAACAAATTCTATTTTATATTCTTTTAATAAAGATTCTAAAGCTTTCGTTATTCCCATATTTTTCAAAAACAATAGTAGTTCTTTCATTTTCTTTCCAGGAGTACTAAAATCTAATGAAAGGTCATTCCAATTAGAATGAATTAATAACAAACCTCTACTAAGATTACTTTTAAATAAGATTTGTTTCTTAACCAAACTTTTCATTAGCTCCAATACTTTAGTACAAGTCTCAGACGAGCCTTCAAAATATTTTATAAATGTAAACTGACAAAACTTATTTTTGGTTAAAGCATCTTTACAACTATCTTTTATAAATTCAACAATAGGGTCAAAAGATTCTAGTAATAAATATTCTTCTACTATATTTTCTATTTCTAGTTTCAATGTATCATTATTAATTTTCTTAACAATTGGTTTTGAATTAGATATTTCTACTTTTGGTGTATTTACAATCTTTTTACCTAAAAGATTATCTAATAAAACCTTTTCTCTCATGGGTAATTCAGTATTTATAGTTTTCTTGCTAATTATTTCTTTTTGTTCATTTGTTAATTCTTCATTTTGAAACCAAAAGTAAATATCAGAATAATGATAATTTTGTTCTAAAAGTTTTTTATCAATAAGAGTTTTTAGAGGTGTCGTTAACATATTAATATTAATCATTGTTCTTAAAATAATTAAATGGTTATTTCTTTTAGATTCATCACTAAATTCTTCCAAAAATAAAAATTCTTCTGGAATAGCTATTCCCAAATAGTCTGCTTTAAATTTAGTTTCCAATAATGAATAAAAATAGTCAGAGCTATAATTACAAACTTGTTCATAAATTCTGGAAATAATTTTAAAAAATTCTAAATAAATCTTTGCAAAATTAATATCAGCTTGAATTTTAATATAAAATGTTCGTTGAACACAAATATATTCTTCTTTATTCATTTTTCCCAAGTTTTCAAGAAATTCTGATAACAAGTTACTAATATTCATTTCTGAAAGTTTATTTAAAACTAAGTTTACCTTATTCTCAATCTTATCTTTTAACAATTGCATCTTTGGATTTTTTAATATTTTGTTATTTACTTTCTGATTATTCTTAAACATTTTTTTACCAGAAGACAATAAATTAATTAAATTAACCATATCATTGCTTAAGACTGATAATTCTGGGGAATTTTTAATGATTTTAAAAGTTTCAACATTCATTAAATATTAATATTATATTTTTTTAAATGATATTTTTTTCTATATAAATATAATGGATTTTGATTTATTTAATTTTATAATAACTTTATATTTTGGATTTTTAATTATATATTTATGTGTACCTCAACCAAATGTTCTAAAAAGAAGGATAATTAAGAACGTTTAAAACATTTTAGTTTTTATAGCATTTTCAATAGCGCATCCTTTGTTATTATTTTAACACCTACTTCTTTTGCCTTTGCTACTTTACCAGTGTTATCATCAATCGTTTCCTTATCTTTAACAATTAAATAATCAGTATTTTTTGATACACTAGAAGATATCTTAACTCCCATACCTTCTAATTTCTCTTGAAGTGGAGCATCTCTAAACCCAGATAACACCATTGTTTTTCCAGTTAGTTTCCCTTCTTTAATCTCTTTCTTTTTCTCTAAAGTTACAAATGATTTTATTTTATTATAAAATTTAATAAATTCATCAAAATTATTTACTAGAGTAGAACTAGTTTTATCTTCCCAACCATCCAATCCCTTTAATTTATCAATAAATTCTTGTTTGCTCCATTTTTTATAATCAGTTAGAAGATTAGGAAAGGCATCCATAACTTGTTTTAATCTTCTTTCACCCATACATTCACCTAATTTATTTGATGCTGCCATTAATTTAGAAATACTTAGGTCACTTAAACTTTCTTTAATTGCAGTTACAATATTAAAAGCTGTTTTTTCTTTGAAACCTTCTACTAGAATTAAATCCTCTTCTGTTGCTTTTAATATTTTTTCAATTGAATCTAAACCAGCATTAAACATCTTTTCAACATTCTTTTCTCCTAATCCTTTAGTATC